ATAAGGAGGGCTCGTAATAACGCAGTCAATAGAGTTATTCTGAAGCTCTTTTAGTTTTTCAATAACTTCTCCGTGTATTATTTTCATAGGTCTTGTTTAAAGGTTTTTACTTCGTCTTTTAGTCGTTCTACGTACAAAGTCGCGTCCATGAGTTCGTCTTGTAGGTGTGTAAGCCATTCTAAGGCGCTCAGGTCGTTTCTTTCTAGCGTAGTGTTATACTTCATTATTCCGAGTTTCGAACGTTCGTTGAACCTAGCCAAAACGCGTAAAACTATTTTATCTTCTATTTGCTGTTTCATAGGAAATTGTAAAGGGTTTCGTAATACTCGCGGCATAGTTCGACGCGTTCTTTAATTTGTTCTATTACTTCGTCGTCACGTTCGACCTCAAAGACTTTCACGCGGCGGTTGTCGGGAATGTGGTCAAAGTTGTGGCGTTTCTGTACTTCGTCTATAAGATCCAAACTTTCTTCTAAAAGATTAGCGTTCCAGTGCGCGCGTCTTATTTCGTCTTGAACCATGTCTAGCGGTGTATTGACTAGGCAGTAAACTAGTAAACTTTTTTGTTTACCTGTAAGCCACATATAGCCCTGTAGTTGATAGTAATAGTCTTTAGTCGGTATTTCTGTAGCAAAAAACGGGAATGTAGTAGCGTCCCAAGAACTTTTTACGTCTAGAACATAGTTAGCCGTGTTTACGTCGGGCGTACCTGTTACCCAGTCATTACTGAAATGTTCGTCGTTCTTTAAGATAAAGCCTAACTCTAGGACCTCGCTAGCTAGTTTAATGCTTTCGTCTTCTACTAGGTTACCTTTGTCGGTATAACGCGAGTTAAACGTCTTTACTATTCCGTATTTTGCTAGTAAGACTTGTTCTTCTACGTAGGTCTTAGCCGTTTGGCTTAGTATTTCGCTTTTTGAACGCGGTGACGTCATTACTTTTCCAAGTGCTGAACATCGAACTTTAAAAGCAGTCATAGGGCTTCGAGCATTTCGGTTTGTGACTCAGTCAAAGTGAAGCTAGACGTTATCTTTTCCTTAGTTACCTTACCTTCTACAATGGCTTTGCATGCGTCTTGAAAGCGTTTGTTATCAATAGCGGGTAATTTCTTTACTTGTTCACCGCTTGCGTCCGTGTCTTTGTCGGTAACAAGTCCTAAAGCTGAACTGAGGGCATAACGTCGAACGTAAGTAATAGCCGACCCCATAACTTGGAAGTCGTTCATACCTTTGAGTTGTACGCCTTGCGGTATTGCTGTGGTGCTTTCGATAGTTTCGCCGCTTTCTACGTGGAAAATGCAAGTTACTAAGTCTGTGCCGTTAATTAACTGCGTAAAGCCTAGCCCGTGTTTCTTTAGTAGCGGGTTAATCTTGTCGAAAATAGCGGGTAAGTCGGCGTAAGAATAACCGAACCCCTGAGTTCCTTTGTGAATTACTGGCACTTCTTGTTGGAAATTAGCCAGCGCTTTAAATAAATTTTTCATAGCTTGTTTTTAAATTGTTATATGCAAATATAAGGTTTATTTTAATTCCTTGCACTTTTTTTTGTACGTCGATATAATTTTTTTTAGTTCGTCGGTGGTGTACTTACGCACCTCATGGGCCTCAGTATGTAATTTTATTAGTCGTTCAGCGCCTATTCGCTTTTCAATGCCTATTTGATATTCTAAAAGGTTGCCGTGTTTATATCGGTTACAGGTTACGCATTGTGCATGAACGTTGTCTTCGTTGAATGTAACGGCTTTGTGTCCGCCCATGCTGAAATAATGCCCAGCGTCGTACTTTTCACCTAAAGAACCGCTGCAACTGACGCAAGGCTTACCTTGATCCCTTAGACGTATGTATGTATTGAATACTTTTTGTGCTTCTTTAAGCCAGTCTGAGTTCGTTTTTATTTCGTTCTTAAGCTTGGCCTTAGTCTTTTTCCATTCCTTAGCCTTAACTTCTTCTACGAAGGCTTTAATACATTCGTCTCTTAGGCAATACTTGGCATTAAAACGGACAGGCTCGAACTTGTCTTTACAATTTTTACAACGTGGCATTTTCCTGGTTTAATATGTATTCACTCCATTGTTTAGCCATAGCGTTGGCTATTCCGTCAAATGTTTTACTTCTTAGCGTTCGTCTTTGTTCAGGTGTTTTAGCTTGTTTTAAAGCTTCAAAATACCACTTCGGTTGTTTTTTTAACTTACCATTGTTACCAATAAACTCAATAAATTCACCTTTTCCTACTATGTTTGTAGGTTCTAAGTTTGGAAGTTTAAACAACCAAAGACACGTGCTTTTTTGTGCTTCGTCTCCAAATTGATAAGGTTGTATAATTTGATTGGGCTTTCGTATTTCTGTACTTATTACACTTATAGGGTTTTCGATAGCTTTATATTTAATAGGCGCGTTCATAAGTCGACCAACAAATTCAATAGCTTCTTGTTGGTTATTATATCGTTCTTGGTTTTTACTTCCGTCTTTATTATATAGCCAACGAGCGCCACTAACTGCCAAATAAGTGCAAGGCGGGTGCGCTATCATTAAATCCCAACCTTGATCAATTACTTTAAAAACGTCTTCCTGGTAGTGCCATTCAGGGTGGCCACCGCTACAAGGTAATAAGTCACAACTAAAGGCTTCGTGTCCTAATTTTCTAAATGCTTTTGTTACTGCCTGGCTTTCTTCACAGGCTACTAATACTCTTAATCTTTTCATTTTGTATATATTTTAAGGCTTGGTTTTTATTCTTGAAGTGGTGTACTACAAACTTTCGTTCTGTAAAGTCGTATCTAACGGCTCGTAATTCACGCAACATTCGCATTCGTGTGCATCTTTTGCAACTGAATAGCTTACCTTTTCGCTCAGGTCGTCCGTATTCTCGTCGGTTTTCGTCGTAGCTTGTAAGGGGTTTAAACTTAAAACAGCTAAAGCATTGGATTTTGTCATAGTTCGGCATCGATATTTTTAAATTTAAGTTCGTTTTTTAGTTCCTGGTAAGCTACTCGAAGTTCAGCATTACGTCTAGCTAGTTGGTTTAGTTCTCGGTTAAGGCCTTTTATTTCGTTTTCCATTTCGATTATTACTAGTTCGGTTTTTAGAAGTTGTTCTTCGCTTTCTTTGCTTCCTTCTATGTAGTCCTTTGCGTCTGGTTTATCCTTTTCTAGCTTTTCACGAACGTTTTTAATTCGTTCACGAACGCACCAAATAACGTTTTTAGCCCATAGTATTTTTAAATCTAATTCCATATTTTGTTTTTTTATAGTCCACAATAACCTGAGTCACAATCGTTGAAGTCATCGTCAAACAAATCTAATTGTAATTTATGGTTTTTAATCTTTTCGTAAGTAACTCCGTTTTTAAATGTGCATCCGTTTTTTTGTTCCATACGAACAAACCAATCAAACTGCTTTTGATCTCTTTGGCTCATGTGCTTTAAGAATATTTCGGATCTATGAAAACACCCAACACAATTATTTTTATAAGCAAATCTAACAGGTTTATCTTGCCAGTAGTTCTCAATAGTGTCTTTAAATATTCCGTCTTCAATTAGTGGAAAGCGTGTCATTCTGTACGGAAGTTCTTTCCATTTGTTACGACCATTTTTTTCACCTACTTTAAACTTAAAATTTTCAACTCCGTCAACTGCTCGCTCAATCATTGTCTTGGCTCTGCTCATTTCATTTGCTCGAAACCCTATTCTCATTTCTACAGGTAAGTCCGTATTTTCGTAGCACCATTGAGCAATCGGTTTCACTTTCATATCAACAGTACAATATCTTGTCATTTGATTAGGTAGGTAGTTAGCGCCACTTGCCATTTTGTAAGATTCTATAACCTCATCAAAAGTCTTATCGCTTAACCAAATAATTTCTTGTCCAATATACTGCTCTAAGTCAAGCATTGTGTAAATAATTGTATCTTCTTCAAGTGTGCCTATAAATTCCTTTCCAATTCTATCGCTTACAAGTTGACGAACCTTAGCATCAGGAAATAATACTTTAATGTCGTTTGTTCTTACTAATGAAAATATATTAAAATCAGCTGGGTATTTTACAGCTATGTAGCTTGATGTTTTACCACCACTTAAAGAGTTAATTGTTTTCATATTAAAAAGGTGTTTGTGTTTGTATTTCTCTAGGTCGGTGTTTACGTAATGGGTCGACTCCGTATACTTCAAAGCCTAAACCTTTGTTGAAGTCGAGCATTACAGGTTCGTTAATAGGTGTGTGACGTCCGCCTGTTTCCATGTCCTTAACTTTTTCGACGTTTACCCACGTTTTAAATTTCATTTCGGGGTGTTTAATTAGGCGGTGAATAACAAACATATCGTCACACCTATTCAAGAAACTTTTACCGCCTTCAATATGGTCCTTTAAAGGTGCTTTCAGGTGTCCTTTGTATTCGCCTTCAGTATATAAATTCCCGTTACGTCCGCTTTCGCTATTCGGGTGCGTGTTTATGTAAATAGTCATGCCTGTACTATTGACAAACTGACGTGCTTTATTCATAAAGTCGTAATTGCCAGCGAATGACATTTCCCTATCTAGGCCCGTGAATGGATCAATAAGACCAACCTTAGCCCCGCTTTTCTCAAATAGCTCTAAAATATCTTCGGGTTTGTATAGTTTTGAGTTGTCTATGAAAGTAAAGTATTGCTCTAAGTATGCAACGTCACCGCTAATTTGCGAATGGCTTAGTTCCCTAAATGGCTTACCTCTGTACATTTGCACCATGTCGCGCAATATTTGGCCCTTTTGGTTTTCACCCGACCAAATGCAAAAGGTTAAGTCGTGTTTAAGGGCTAACGCTAGGAAGTACC